GGGCGTATAACGTTATTCATGTAGCGCTCTACTGTTTCGCTCCACGACTCACGCCCTTTGTTATCGAAGTACTTAGCGTACCTAGACTTATGAATGAATGACTGATAGTCAGTCGGTAGGTAGTTATCCATTATCGTTTGTCTCCATTACCTTTTAGTGTCCCTCTGTTTTGTCGATCTTTTAGTTTCTTTAAGTTTCCTTTAGCTACCTCAGACATCTCTATATTTAAGTCACGGCACAGCGCTGCGATATACCACAAGCAGTCACCTAACTCATCAGCTATACCGTTACGATCAAAGTTCTTATCACGTAAGATCTTCTTTACTTTGTTGGCTACCTCACCTGCCTCTGCAGCTAAGCCCAGCGCAGGGTAGATAACTTGATGCTCTTGTTTATAGATAGCAGTAGATGCAGCCATGTCTTGATACTCGTTAAACAAGTAGTCAACATCATTAAATCGTTGGAACGCATCAATATCTTCTTGGGTTATCATACAACTACCACCTTTCTTTTACTACTAAGTTATCTACTTTTATATCATCTATATCGTGGAACGTATTGTGCAATAAGTCATGTATATCCTCGACATGTGCATCGTCTACTGTTGACAATATGTTAGCTTCTTCATCTACCTTCAACAAAAAAGTCACGCTGAACTTTTTCATTTGTGCTTCTCCTTATAGTTATCAATCAACCAACCCAGATATACTCTGGCTTTCTCTAAGTCTTCCAACCCATTCTTATACTCGTGACGCCACATATACTTTAATACATTACCTGCCATGTAAGCACTTGTACCGTTCATAGAACCTGTCATGGCACGTATAGCTTCGATACACTCTATACCAGCCTGATTGTAGTGGACTGGTTTGTTAACTGAGTCGTGCATTGTTACGCTTCTCCTAAAGTTTTAGTGTACTTAGTAAGCTTTACTACCTTACCATCCGTACCCTCTACTTCTTCATACATGTTTTGTAAGGGATTGTCAAGCCCCATAAGTGCATTTCTGCGTTCTTCAACTATAGTGTACAAATCCTCATCATCCTGTGCTACTTCTAAGAACGTTGCCATAAGTGTAGCTAGATGTATGATGTAAGACAGTGTATCTGAATCCATGTCTGTGTTGTCACCAACAACAAGTCCTGTACTTAGTTCACCTGTCCATTCCCCATCATCATCAAACGCATGGGGCTTTAGTACTATAGCTACTTCGTTGTCTCTTATGTAGTACTTCATTTGTTATCCTGGTCCTTTTTCTCACCTTTAAATGGTATCTTCTTAGTACGTATTGCTTTACCGTCTTCCTTCAGCCAGTCGTAAGGTATGACTCTATGTGCCCACTTGAAGCCGTACTTATCGCACCACTCAAAGTATTTAGACTTAGCACCTTTATATAGTTTAGCTTTAGAGTTACTAAACACAAAGCGTATGTCTAGCTCAGGGTGTTGTTCTTTTATAGCTAGGTGTTTCCTTCTATCTTCACTATCAAAGATACCTTTAGTTTCAATGATAATACCGTTATCTAAAACAAAGTCAGGCGTGTAAGTCCGATAGCGTAGATCTTCCCACTCTATCTTTAGGACTTCATACCTGACCCTGTGTTGCTTATCTCTGAGGTACGCAGCGACTTCTTTCTCTAGGCCGCTACGATACCTGCCCTTGTTATGTCTGACTGCCAAGTGATACGTACTCTACTGTTGGTGGAGTCTTAGCTCCTTTGTAAACTTTAGAAGGTAGAGCCTGTAACTCAGGCCAGCACTTCTTCTTGTGATCACAGAAGCCGCACGTCTTGCTTAACTTCCAGTTACCACTAGCCTTACCTCTGTACGTTTCAGGTTCAGCATCAAAGCATCTCTCAAAAGGTTTGTCTTGTGAGATGTACTCATAGGTATCCTTGATGTCAGCCATAGTTTGCTCAACGTCAGCCTCTGCAGCGGAGACATACTTGAAGTCACCATTAGCTTTATTGATTACCCACCAGCCGCCTACACCTTTGTCTGCTGCCTTAGAGTAACCTACTAGCTGTTCAACGTAACCGAAGTTGTCGGATTGTTTCAGACTGTAATAATCTGTGAACTTGTTTTCAAAAGACCACGGTGATGCAGACTTGACATCATCAACTTTACCGTCCATGATCATGTCGTACTCACCGCTAATCTCTTTACCGTCTTCGTCTAACTTCAGTGTTACCTTATCGTTGTCATCAAAGTTTACCTTGGCTGCTCGTAGTAGACCTTTGAATACAGCCTCTACTAAGTCACCCATAACCATGTTCATCTTAAAGGATACTGGCTTAGGCTCAGCACCTTCAGGATTATTCTTATCAAACCAAAGCTGACACTTAGGACGCCCAATGTTGGACATCCTGAGTTTAAACTTGCGAGGTTCAGTATCAGCTACGAACTGTTTGGTAAGAGCTTCCTTAACGTCCTGTGCTACCTTGTCGATAACATCTTCAGACATAGAAGCCTTACCATCCAGAACATCTCTGAGAAAAGAATGTACTGCTATCTCAGCTACGTGTTGCATGAGATTACTCAAAGTCCTGCACGTCAACGATACTACCTACGATAGCACTGTCTTCAGCAGAGATACGCTCAACGTTATTCTCTTCCCACTTGTTTAAGATATACTGATTGCTGTTCTCAATGTAAGATAAGAAGTTCTGCAGCACATCGTTGTCACCATCAGCGAAACCTACAGTCTCACCTAAGTCAGAGTCAACTACAGCAAACTTAGTTCCACTAGGCATGGACCGTCCTGAACCTGTAAGTGTAATCAAGTTCTCTACTGGTGACAGACGCTTATTCATAAGCTTAGCGATAGTACCATCAATGGCTTGCATACTCTCACGGTTCTTTACGTCATACACGAATGGGACTTCGATACCGTCAAACGTATCCACTTCATCACCACCCTCAATGAAAGCACCGTTAACTCGTGCCATACCCATCAGTACTTTTACACGGCTTACACTGCGTATCAAATCCTGCTGATCTGCAGGTAGAGCTTTGAAGTCTTTGATGTAACCTGTCGGACGTCCTAAGTTAAACCCACCAAGTACATCTTTCAAGTCCATGTTTAAGTTAGTGGACATCACTGTACGTAAGAAAGAGTTACTGCTGCTGTCCCACTTCTGCCAGCGTTGACGCTCAGCAAAGAAGCGTACATCCAAGCTACGTGCAAGGAACTCATCATCCCCTTGCCTTAGTTTAAACACTGGTGAGTCTACTACTTTCTTTCCTTCTACTTCCTGGATTACTGCAGTCGAGATACGATACAGATCACTGGTTGCTTTACTTGATGCTGTTGAGGCTGCAGAGAACCCCATTGCATCTGCTAAGTTCATGTTGTCTACTTTCAAAGGTACTACATTTGCGTTCATTATTATGTTATCCTTTCAACGCTATTACAAAAAAGTCAAGAGCCTAAGTTATACCACTAAACGTCCTTCGTGTCAAGCCAATTCGGNCCTATCTTGGCCTCTAAAAGTAGAGGCACGTTCATCTTTATATCGTAGGCTTCTTCAATCAATCTGTCTAAGTCCATGTTTAATGTGTCGATAGTAGCAAGTACATACTCCTTTTCATCTGGGTGTACATCAACAACAATAGAATCGTGTACACTGTTTACTACACATGATTGTAACTTCTCAAGTCTAGCTTCAAGTTCAATAAGCACAAGCGGTACTACATCACCTGTAGCNAAGCCCTGCACTGGGTAGTTCTTGATCATNGTAAAGTGTGACGGTGTACCGTTATCCCTACGTGTAACCTCNGGGAAAGCGTACTGCCTACCACTNACGTTAGTGATCTTGTTTAACCTGATAGCTTCATTNCCTAGCTTCTTGTGCCACGCTGCGATACCTTTGTACTTCTCATTGAAGTGCTCATAGTATGCAGCCTCTGCCTTACTACGTCCATATCCTGTAGCGCCGAAGAGTGGAGCGAAGGTGTGTGACTTAGCTTCCTGTCTGCCTGTAGGTTGTCCTGCATCAGAGATAACCTTAGCAGTATAGGCATGTACGTCAAACCCTGTGTTAATCTCTTCCATAGCTACCTTGTCTTGCGATAGGAACGCAGCCGCACGAAACTCAAGCTGGGCAAAGTCAGCTTCCATGATGTGTCCACCCTCCCAGCGTGATATGAATACACGCTTTACTGGGAACGTTCCACCACGAGGCATGTTCTGCATGTTGGGGTTGCGTCCACTAAACCGCCCTGTGGCAGTGATGTGCTGGGTAAGGTTAACGTGTAGGAATCCATCGTGCTTAGTGTAGGTGGAAATACCATCCACAAAACTAGAGAGATAACTACTAACAGCAGAAAGCCTTTTAACATCCTCAAGGAATCGCTTGGCAGTTTCCATACCGTTGTTATTAGCGGTGGCAATGAGCGCATCTAACTTATCCTTTCCTGTAGCGAAGCCATTGTAGCTAATCCATTTACGTGCTGGTGGGGCNTTGAACCCTAAGCCAGCTAACTCGTTAGTCTCTTTAAGTCTGTACCCTTTACCACCACATGACTTACAGTCGTTAGGCTTCTTGTACTTTGTACCATCCTTCTTAATCTTGTACGTCTTACCTGTACCGTTACAGTCAGGGCAGTGTAGTGCTACAGTCTTGAGCATCTGTTTGCTGTTAGCTTCTACAA